AATCGTTCAGCCATAGATAAAACTCCTATTGCGACAAAAATAAGGGTTATCTATACTGAGAAGTACCGTGTTTCTCAGTATAATGTATACAAAATCCCGAGCTACGAACTCGGGTTTTTTCTTTTTAAGACTACCAAATGTTTTGTGTGAAGTCAAATTCATAAATTCCCTAAAAAACAGGTTTTCTGGTAAAATTTTTTTTTAAAAACTGTATTGCGTTTCCGTTCCACCAAAGCGCTAATTTAGGCGCTTTTTTTTATGTCTTTTTGAAATTGTGTTTATCTTTTTCAAGACATAGAAAATATTCATCTGATTCTAGCGGCAAACTTATACCCAAAGGCTTTGCTACAATAGTTTCTAGACCGTTTTCAGTGGTCAAAATCAAACCCTTGTTTTCCAAAAAATTAGCTATTTGAAAAACATCTGTTTCAACGGCACGCCCTGTTTTAAGATAGTCTTCGACGATGTCGTAATAGCATTCAATAGCTAGCACGCCATATCTAGAAAGCGATGAATGGCACTCTTTGCAAAAATGAATTGTTAACATACCATATCCTCATCAAAGTTATCGTCCCACGCTGTTAGTTCAATAAAAAAATTTCCTTTTTTTTCTTGATAAGAAAGTAGCCCTTCTTTAAGAAGAAGATTAAGGTCATGTTTAAATTTTACGAGAGACAAAAACTGAATAGGAATGTCTTCTTTAGAAATTGAGCAGGTAAACTTATCGTTTTTACTGCTCCACAATTCTAAATAAGTAGATATTGCCTTGGGGCAATGATTAGCGGCTTGTTTTAGGTAAGCATAAGGAGGATATTCTGACAACATTGCTAAGCGTCTCCTAATAATAATTAATATAGAAAGACAGCCTAGTAAAAAAATCGCTGTTATGATAAAACTTTTGTGACTTTTTGTTTTTTATGGGCTGGATCTGTTTCCGCGGATCCGGCTATCTTTCTGGGTAAATCATATATAGTTACCATCTAAAAAATATCAATGTTTTTTTAAGATTTTTTTCAATCTGTATTGTAAAGAAAAAATTTGAATTTTTACAGAAATAAAGATATTTTTCCTTATGATAATAAGGAGAGTATCTATGAAAGATGTGATTCAGGAGATTTTTAGTACATTAAAAAAAAGCCCGAAAATAAGAGATGAAATTTTATTTTTTGTGTTTGTTTCCTTTCTCATTTTTGGCTGCGGTCTTGGGTACCTTTGGCTCGATCTTTTTTTTTTGGGTTAAATAGGGGTAGGCCAATTCTCGACATGTGACACCTTTTCCAGGCGCTCTATTTTTATGAGTTAAGTCCTCTATTTTTAATGCTAAGGACAGCCTAGTATCACACTTTCCTTGAAGTATATTGTATAAGGTCTTTGAACTTATTCCGAGCTGCTTTGCAACGTCTGAAAGCGGTGTTTTTACTTCATCAAGATATTCGCTTAATAACATGGTAAACCTATATAAATTATTATATTAATGAAAAAAAATTCACAAAAACGAGAAAAATATTGCTCAAAATTGTGAAGCATATTACACTACTTTACATAAACGGTTACAAAATTACAAGGAAAAGGAATTTATGGAAGATTTGATAAACGAACTAAACAAGCTGGTGCATAACTTGCAAATAGCTGCTGAGAATGAAAGAAGGTTCGGAATAGAAATATGCCAACTTTTAGAAACATTAGCGAATCAAAATCAAAAATCAGCAAATAGCTTAAGAAACATTAACGAAACATATGGAGTTTAACATGAATGCAGGCTGGACACGTTTTTGCGATGACATAGACCCTGAATATTTTCATGAGCATGAATGCTATGAGTGCAAGCAAATGAAAGCGCGCCACGAACATGCTAGAGATTTCTTTGATGGTATTTGCGAGATGCTATCACAAAAATCTCCCTATAACGCTGAATTATTAGAAAACTATTTAGAGGAAGTCGGGCACGCTTTGGGCTCAAAGTTTAATTTCCATGATCTAAAATTACAAGAAAAGATTTCTGCATAAAGAAAGGAGCAAGAAAAATGAGTTTAACTACACAACATTCTAAAGAGATTGTGAATTTTGATGCCGAGCAAAAAAACCTGATTAAAAATTATTTATGCAGAGGGATCAATGATGAAGAGCTTACGCTCTTTGCTGCTGTTTGTAAAAAAACGGGTTTAGATCCATTTATGAAACAGATTTATGCAGTAAAACGCAAAGATCAAATGACTATTCAAACGTCAATTGATGGATATAGACTTATTGCTGAACGTACCGGAAGATATTCCCCTGGCAGAGAATCTACTTTTCAGTATAACAAGGACGGACATTTGATAAGCGCAACTTCTTATGTTAAAAAACAAACACAAGATGGGACGTGGCATGAAATAGGCGCTACAGCGTTTTTTGATGAATACAAACCCTCTTACAGCAATCAGTTTTGGGATAGCAAAAAGCACATTATGCTAGCAAAATGCGCTGAAGCTTTAGCTTTAAGAAAAGCATTTCCAAATGAACTTTCTGGGCTATATTCAGAAGATGAAATGCACCAAGCAGACAAGCCCAAAGAAATCATTAATTTAGTTACACCGGAAGAAGCTAACGAAATCGAAATATTGCTAGAAATGTGCCCAGAAGATGCTCGTAAAAAGGTTATGGCATTTATTAATAATGAGTGCAAAGCACCATCAGTCCTTGATCTAAAGCAAGAAATGGCAAAGAAAATAAAAGCACGACTAGAAGATATCATACAACAAGAAATCGGAGGTAAAAATGGAACAGAACACAACTAGTTGGCTTGAATTCAGAAAAAACAAATTAGGGGCTAGCGATGCCCCTATAATTATGGAATCATCCCCATTTAAAACTCCTTACAAGTTATGGAGAGAAAAACTGTCTTTAGATCAGGATGAGATAGAAAATTATGCTATGAAAAGAGGCAAGTTATTAGAGCCAATTGCACGTGAGAAATTATCACATGAACTTAGTGTAGAATTGTTACCAGTTGTTAAGAATTCCAACAAAATTGACTATATGATTGCCTCAATGGATGGGATAAGTGCAGATGGAAAAATAGCCTGTGAAATAAAATGCCCGGGTGAAAAAGATCATCAAATAGCATTATCTGGAAGAATTCCTGAAAAATATTGGGCACAACTGCAACATCAGTTAGAAGTTTGCGAGCTCGAAGAAATGTTTTATTACTCATTTGATGGAGAAAATGGACATATTGTAAAAGTCTATCGGGATGATGCTTTTATTAAAGAAATGCTGCAAAAAGAAGCGGAATTCTGGGAGTGTATGCAATCCCTTACGCCTCCTAAATACAAGGAATTAGACTTTATTGAGCGCAATGATGAAGCCTTTTGTAAAGCAGCTTTACATTTCCAGGAAATTTCCTTAAAAAGAAAGGCTCTTGAAAAAGAAGAGAAAGAAATGAGAGAATACCTAATCCAATTGTCCGAAGGACACAACTCTAAGGCAATGGGATTGACTTTAACTAGGGTCATTAGTAAAGGTAGAATTGATTATGAAAAAGCGATTCAAGACCACATGCAAGGAGTTGATCTTGAAAAATATCGAAAGCCAAATGTAGAAACTTGGAGGATCGCTTGAGTGCAGAATTATATTTTAAATACTTTATGTTAATGTTTAGCGTTTTTGTAATAATTTTGATTGCATTTATTCAATACATGTATAAAATTGAATTAGAAATGCAAAAAATAAAAACTTGTTTAATAGTTAAAGAAATAATACCTAACACAATATTTGAAAATAGCAAGGAAAAATAAATATGGACGAAAACACTTGGAGATTTGCTCAAACAATAATGTGGTTGATAGGATTGCAAACTGCATTTCTTACAGCAGTAATTGGATTCGTGTGGAATAATTTATCTAAACGAATGGAAAAGATAGAAGATAGAATGACAAGGATAGAAACTGATTTGGTCGAAGTCAAGACAGTATTGAGAATGAAAGAATGCTGCATGATCTCTGACGATAGGCAAACTAAAAAAGCCGAATAACTTATTTGTTAGAAACCATGGTTCTATTTATATTAAACTCATCTTCGTAATCAGGGAATGATATGCAACCAGTCAACATAAATAAGGCAAGAATTGAAAGTTTTTTCATTTTTTCCTTTATGAAAAGTTATGGGTAAATTTACGTATCATCTCGAAATATATATCAAAGAATTTTTTTAAAAAAGAGAAAAAAATGAAAAAGATTATGCTCGCATGTATGTTTATAAGCAGTCCAATTATTGCCGGAACTCCTCCTCATCTTAAGCCCTGTGACCACCCTTCAAGATATGTGATTGTAGACAAATATTGTGTTACAAGCATGTATGAAATGATTTTTTGTCTTGTTTTAGATAGAGTAGATGGGAAATATTATGCTTTTGCAATCGATTATTTTGATCAATGCGCATTCAATGAAGAAGCAGAAATTTTGATGTTTCGGCATCGCCCTATGGATCAAGAAGATTCAAAAAAAGCATTTCCTAAATATTTTTAAACTTAGGAATAGTTGCAGATTCCCCATGGGTTAAAATTCATTATATAGCCTGCATTGGTAGTGACATTATTATTTAACAAAATCAATGTAGTAGCGTCATTGCCTATAAGAAACGTGTTGGTGTTTGTAGGGCCTGCATCACCTATAAATTGACCATTGAAAGGACCTGCGCCATTATTTAAATAAAGTGATCCAAAACAAGCAACAAGACTATATGGAAGCGCAAATTTACAATTTACTGCCCCTACTCCTGCTGTAGCATTGCTAAAATTACCAAAGAAAAATAGACGATTAAATCTATCTATTTGCCACGATATATTATTAGTAGAAAAAGAAGGAGCTGTTCCACCATTATCTAAAAAGTATTTTCCAGATGCAGCCCCAAATTGCCCCGCGCTCATTGTAAAAGCATTGCCTTCTTGAAATCTTCCCATTCCATCATTCGATGTTAAAGATTGAACTGCCCAGTCATCAGAAGCATTCATTCGCATTCTAAATGACCCAATTGCTACGGCTGGCGTAGAGGCGTAATTAGCGGCAGTTATCGCTTTTAAACTAAACATCGATCCTTGAGTGTCGGCTATAGCAGAACCTGATTGTCCAATTTTAGCTGCTACAGGAGAAAGTGTAATATTAGGATATCTAGACACCATAAAGGCGACGTTAGCATCGGTATTATCTAAAACAGCATATATAAAAAATGGCAAATCTGCTGTATAAGCGATGCCAGTGGTTAAACCGAATAAATTTCCAATGATGGTAGAAGAACCTGTGGAATCAACAAAGGTCTGATTTGCTGTAACTTTAGCCCTCACTAGGCGTCCGGCAGTGCCACTATTCAAAGTAACATAACCTGGATTTGTGGTTGAAAGCGCCGAGCCATCTCCTGATGTTATAGAAAATGTACTTCCGCTATAGCTAATTCCTAAATTTTCCGTTCTGCCATAAACGTAACGATCTCTTGTAGCCCATTCCATTATTCCGGATGTAACTTGAAAATCATTGTTAGAACCATTAACAGCATTTGCAAACGTCATATAATTCCTTTAAGCTAATGTCCAATTTCCAACAACTGAAGTTGCATACCATGTACTGTCTGAAGCTCGAAATCTTAGTGTAAGACTATCACCAATTGCCGAAGACGTTGCTGTTCCGCCAGCGCTTGAAATTTGATTTCCTATTCTTATTAAATGGGTTCCTGATGCGTCTACAACAAGGGCGCTTGCTGAAGTACAAACAAATTGTAATAATTCTCCTTGTGCAGGAGCATTTGGAGTATTAAGCGTGATAGCGGCAGTAGCAAAAGATCCTGAATCATTAGTTACTGTTGTGGTTGCTGCCTGATCGGTAAATACTACGCTATTTATTGTTAGTGTATTTCCAGATCCACTTGTGGTTACACCAGGACCACCAAAGATATTCCAATTTCCTGCAACTGGGCTTAAAGCGCCCCCAGAATCTCCAGTTATGGTTTTACCAACTGTAGTTCCACCTGTTACGCTTAAAGCAAGAGAATTTGCACCTGTAGTAAATGTTATAGAATTGTCAGGAGATGTAAGATTAGCAAAAGCAGGATCTGCACCAGTTGCACCTATTAAGACTTGCCCATTAGTTCCAACTCCAATTGAAGTTAAACTTCCAGATGCATTTCCTATTTGGACAGCATGATTCGTAGTGTCGTTTACATTTATTGTGATAGTATTCCCAACACCTGTTGTCCCTATATTATTTCCACCTAATACATTTAAAATATTAGCCGCCGGAACTGCAATTCCTGCGTCCGTAACATAAGATGTTGCAACAATAGGCGGTACAGGGCCTCCAGAAGTATTTAAAATGCCAGCTTGGCTCATTTATTGTCCTTGTGCATAAATTCCTTCAATGTAAACCGCTCCCTCAGTTGGTGCTGTAGATTGTTTTACATAAAATTGTGTCCCTGGAGTTACTAATAGAGGCTCTGAAGCGTCTGAATCAGTATTAGCAGTAATGTCATATAAAACAAAAGAATTTGCTGGCACAAAAAAATTGTTGTTTGTGGCATCAACTGAAAATATCATGTCTCCATCAGTATGGTTTGATATTCTAAATGCTCTCCATCTATGTGAAAGCGCAGATCCCACAGCTGCAAAACTAGCTGATATAGATGCAAAACCCAATGTCCTGTATGTATCAAACCTTACGGCAGGCATTTATTATCCTCTGTTTCATTGCAAGATTTTTTTTCATTTTCTTGCTGTTTGACAATTTGTTCTATTACAAATGATTTCATTTGAATTAAAGCATCATGAAGCTCTCCTAGAGGTGAATCAGGAGAACAATCAAGTGTATAAATTCTTTCACCAATTTTTATTTCAATAACAGTTTTTGTTTTGATCATGTTTAACTCTTAGGTTTGTCTAAAAATGATGTATGCAAAAGAACTTACATCAGCTGTTTGTGTTGATGCTGGAGTTCCTAAAATTACACTTGTAACCGTAAAGCTTGCGCCTGCGCTGATTGTATAAGTTAGCTCGCCCAATGTGACAGAGCCGTTTGTAGCTATCCTGCTAAGGAAAATACGATCGTTTGCAGCAATATTAGTATTAGCTATTGTGACTGTTCCAAGAACTAGTGTAGATGTGCCAATAAAATCAGTAGCAGCACCACCGTTTAAACTAATTTTTGTAGCAACAGAGGTTAGATTAAAGTCAGTAGCGCAATTTACTGCTCCTGATCCTGCGGTTAGATTAACAGCAGTAGCACCAGTGGTATTTCCTATCGTAATTGTTTTCGCTGCTGCATCAGCGCCAATGTTAATAGCACCTGTGCCAGAAATAAGTCCTAGTGTTGCATTGGTAGTAGTAATTGCACAACCGCCAGAGCCTGTATTAATATTAACAGCAGTAGCCCCGGTAGTATTTCCTATTGTGATAGTTTTAGCTATTGCGGTACCAATATTCATAGCTCCCGTACCGCCATCTATAACAACCGAAGTTGCGCCCGTTTGATTACCTACGGTAATTGTTTTGGCAGCAGCGTCAGCGCCAATATTGATAGCTCCTGTGCCAGTAACTAAAGAAAATGCCCCATTTGTTGTTGTCCAAGCACAAGCACCGGTCCCAGAATTGACATTTACAGCAGTAGCCCCGGTAATATTTCCTATTGTGATAGTTTTAGCAGAGGCGTCGGTTCCTATACCAATAGTTCCTGTGCCTGTATTTAAGGCAAAGTTGCCGTTGGTGGTAGTATAAGTTGATCCGCCTGTTCCGGTATTGATATTGACAGCCGTTGCGCCGGTAATATTACCGATTGTTATAGTTTTAGCAGCGGCATCCGCTCCAACGTTTATAGCGCCTGTGCCTGTAACAAAGGCTAATGTTGCGTTTGTAGTGGTATAAGTTGAACCGCCTGAACCAGTGTTAATGTTGACTGCAGTTGCACCAGTAGTATTTCCAATCGTTACTGTATGCGCGATCGCATTAGTTCCTACGTTTAATGCACCTGTACCGCAGTTAAGAGAAATTGCTGTAGCACCAGTAGAGTTGCCTACTGTAATAGTATGAGCAGCAGCATCAGCGCCAATATTAATAGCTCCTGTGCCAGTAACTAAAGAAAATGTTCCGTTAGTTGTAGTATAAGTTGATCCGCCTGTTCCTGCTGTAATATTAACTGCTGTCGCTCCAGTAGCATTCCCAATAGTAATAGTTTTTGCTATAGCAGTACCAATGTTAATAGCCCCAGTACCAGAATCAACAATTACAGATGTGGCACCTGTTTGATTACCAATAGTTATCGTTTTCGCAGCAGCGTCTGCGCCTACATTGATTGCGCCTGTACCTGATACTAATGCTAAAGTAGAGTTAGTAGTTGTCCAAGTAGATCCGCCTGAACCTGCGTTAATATTTACGGCAGTAGCTCCTGTAACGTTACCAATAGTTACGGTGTGCGCTATTGCATTTGTACCGATATTCAAAGCGCCTGTTCCCGCATCGATTACAACTGAAGTAGCGCCTGTAGAGTTGCCCAAGGTAATCGTGTGAGCTACTGCGTTTGTGCCGATGTTTAAAGCGCCTGTGCCGTTATTCAATGAGATCGCAGTTGCGCCTGTGCTATTTCCAATGGTGATCGTTCTTGCAGCAGCGCCTGTACCAATATTTATTGCATCTGCTGATGCGTCTGCGCCCAAATTAAGAGCTGTTCCCCCTGTTGCTATGGAAGCGCTAGCAGATCCAGTAATCAGACCCGTTGCTCCTAATGTTGTGAAGTTACCTGCCGCTGGAGTCGTACCGCCGATAGCCGGAGGAGTAGTTAAATTTGTTTTAAGTTTTAAAGGGGTAACAATACGTGTGTCGTCAGTACCTGTATTTGTTTCGGCTTGTGTGGCTATTTCTGCAATACCTGGGTTAGATTCTGAAGCCGCAGGAACTGCTCCAACAACAATAGATTGAGCTAATGCAAAAACATCTGCAGCAAGAGCGGCATTATTTGTACCTGTACCAGCCATTACCTCAGCGGTCGTTGCATAACGAGTAATACCGGCTACGGTAGTAGTTGCTTGTGCGTTGCCTCCCGCCTGCCATACACCAGATCCAATATGGGTATATTCAACCGAAGTGGCCCCACTATTATCAAACCAAGTTTGCCCTTGAGGATATTGGGTGTCTGATGTAGTTGGTGCGCGGTTTGCTAAAACTGGTGTCGGAAAAACAGGAATAGTGGGCGCACCTACACCATAAGCTTGTTGAATTCTAGTTCCCATAAGGGTCAATCCTCGTGTTAAATTTAGTTTTTAAATTTGGTGTTTTTACGAGAGAAAGTCAAGTAAATTTTAAAAAAATTATTTTACATAAAACTTTGTTTACTAGTGTTTTATTGCATTTAATTGTAAAATAGAGTCATGAATGAAAAACTTTATACAGTTGAAGAATTTGCAAAAATTTTTAACATACATCCTCAATCTGTTCGAATTGCAATTAAAAAAGGTCGCATACATGCTTTTAGGCCTACTAGCGGCATGAGAGCACCTTATAGAATAATGTCTTCAGAGGTTGAAAGGATAAAAGTTATTGATTTTGGCGAATTTGTCAAAAAAATTAAGGAAGATAAATAATGGATTGGATTCAAGTAGGCACAATAGTTGGAGTAAATATTGCTCTTATTGGTGTTATGATTACTGTGGTTGTTTGGGCTGTCGGTAAAATGGATGCGGATTTGAAGTCTATGGGAACTAGATTAGATGGCCACGCAACACGTATAGATCAGTTGTACCGTATGTTTGTGGATCTCCTTAAAGAAGGAAAAAAATAATGGATTGGTCGGAAATTGCAGCAATAGTCGTTCCTATAATTTCATTTATGGGTTGGTTTTGGAATAGACTAGACAAGAAATTTCAGAAAGTAGACGAAAGATTTGATAGAATAGACAAAAGATTTGAAAAAGTAGACGAGAAATTTAAAGAAATCCATTTAGAAATTGACGAGAAATTTAAAGAAATCCATTTAGAAATTAAAGATGTCCAAATAGAGATTAGAGAGCTCAGAACTAGCCTAAATCGAATGGAAGGGGCTTTTTACTCTAAGGACTGTTGTATTTTAAAAGAAGATAAGCAAGCAAAAAAGGCTGAATAATATGCAAACACCTTATGAAAAAGATCCTTATGCTTGGTCTTTTGAACAGGCTAATTTTTTGAAAAGTGGTCAATACAAAAAGCTCGACATTGAAAATTTAGCTGAGGAGATAGAAAGTTTGGGAAGGCGAGATAAAAGAGCGTTAGAATCACAATTAGTAAGGCTTTTGCATCATATGCTAAAATTGGAATATACCCCAGAAAATAAAGGCAATTCAGACTCTTGGGAAGGATCTATATTTACTGCTAGGAAACACATACGAAAACTTATAAAGGAAAGTCCCAGCTTGAACAACGAGTTACTTAAATTAATTCCAGATTCATATAAAGATGCTTTGGAATTAGCCATAATGGATTCTTTCCATGAAGTACACAGATTTCCAAAAGAATGCCCTTGGACTATTGAAGAGATTTTAGGAGAATAAAATGATTATAATTTTGCCAATTTTATCACTTATATGTTTATTCGGATATATTGGTTGTTGTGAAGCTAGTGAATATCAAGAGAAAAATCCATCTGAAGGATTATTCGACAGATTGATCTTTTTCTTGCTTAAGTAATTCTTTATCTAATGGTTTTAGATTTCTTGCTACTTGTGATGAATTTCCTTTAGTGGCTCCTTCCAAAATATTAAAATAATATTTCCTTAATGTTGGGCTATTCCACATTCTATGAATAATTTTAAATGCTTGATACCCTAAAGATCCCACACCACCGGCTGCTCCTGCTCCAGCAGTTAAAGCTGGAGACAAGTAAGTTGCCGCTCCCGATATACCTGTTCCGCCTAAACCTAATAGAGCTTTTGCCGTATTACTTTTAATTGCATTTCCGAATGTTTTTTTCATGAAATTAGATATTTTATTGCTGTTTTCATACGCAGCAAATGCTTCATTGGCTGACTTCCATAGATCTGCTGATTCAGGATGAGATTTTTCCAGAAAATCTTCTACTGAGTTTATTACGGCGCCTTTTACTTGTTGAAGATTATTTATAGTTCTTTGTCTTATTTTTGGAGGCAATTTCATGTAATCATATCCGCCAAAAGAATCTATAATTTCATTAATTGATTCACGAAAGGGCACAAGTTTTTTTATAGGAACTTTTCCATTTGAGATTTCTTTTCTAATTTCATCGATCTTTTTTAAAGCCTCACCGGTAGATGGTCTTTCTCCTCCGGACTTTAATGTTTCTTCTAATTTATTTAATGAATTTTCCAGAATGGAACTTTCAGCAATGCCATCAGGAAGCTCTTTCTTGAATTTATTAAATAAATTACTAGCAAAATTTCGAGCCCCTCCCCCTGCTCCTTTCCTTTGAGATAATAAATCTAAAAAAATCATTGTTCCAACTTTAGCACCGGATTTAAATTTATCATCTGCATTTACATAAGAAAGGCCTTCTTTTACTAAATTCCCCACGATAGGAATTCCTAAATTTCTAGCTAAATTATAGGAATTTGAACCTGGAAGCATAAATGAAGCAATGTCTTTAGTTAATTCATCGGATTTCTCTTCGAATTCACTTTGTGGCCTTGTATAACCTCTAGTCAAATTTTCACTTTTCTTTTGTAATTCAGATGAAGTAGGCAAAAATGTATCATTTTCAAAACCAAAAATACTTCTCGCAAATGATTCTATATCTCCTGGAAGCCCTGCGATTGTTTCAATTCCCCTCGATAAAGTTCTTGCTTGATTTCTTTCAATGTCCCTTTCTAAATCATTTTCATTTTCAAGTGGGAATTCCTTAGATTTCAATTCTTTTTTTGGTTTTGATAAATGTGAAAATATTTCCTCAGGTTTATATCCATGGCTTATCGCTGTTTGATATTTTTTTTCAAATTCAGGATCTTTGGATTGAAAATGTTTAAAGATATCTTCATCCGAATAACCCAAATTTAAAGCTTTTTGATATGAAGAAATCATTAAAAAATATCCTCTAAACTTGGTTTTTCTGATTTATTAGAAGAAGAATTTTCTTCTTCATTTTTGTATTTTTCTTCCAATAAGCCATCAAGATTTTTCAAACGATCCTCTAGATCATTCTTTAATCTTTTATAGTTATTGTTGGCATATTTTCTAATTAATACAGGATCGGCACCAGAGCCATAATGTTCAACGGCTTTTTGATATGTTTCATCTTTTAGATAAGCAATTCTATTAGCTAACTCTAATTGCTTCGCAATTAACTTACGCCCTTCAAAACTATTTGCAAGAGTAGGAAAGCGCTTTTTAAAAGTTTCTAAGTCAAAATTTGTAACCCTTCCAGGGAAAAATTCTTTTGCCTTACCAAACATATTGGCAATCGTTTTAGTATATAATTGCGCATCTGTGTGCAATAATGCTAGGGCTCTTGGCTCGCCCGTTTCCCAATCAATATTCCATTTTTCTATTCCTTCAGGAAGGTTTCTTCTTTCATTAAGCTGATTTAGCCTTTGAATATCCCGGTATTCATCTTCTAAACCAAAAAGGCGTTTATTGGCTTCTTCATATAATGGAAGGTTATGTTTACGCTGATCCGCTTCCTGTCTAACTTTTTCAGCTGGTAGTAAATTTTCTGGTTCTGGAATTTCTGGCCATTCAAATTCGTCTTCTTCTATATTTTCTTTTTCACCAACGCTTTTTTCTTTAAATTCACCTTGTTTAGCCCTACGCATAAAATCATTTAAACCTTTTATAATTTCTGTTTGACCACCTTGGGGGGAATTTTCAAAAAGCTCTGCTAGTGGCTCTGCATATTCATCAGGAACGCCTGCTTTTTTAAGAACTTTACGAATATTCCTGGCTTGAACTTGCTTGTTTTTTAGTTCTTCTCTTTTTAATTGTATTTCAGGTGGTAGAATTTGTTCTTCTTCCGGAGATAATTCTTCTCCACGTATAGCTTTAGATAAAATTCCTTGCTGTTTTTCTTGTTGAGCCATTTGCTCAATTCCCAATCTTTTGGCTAAAATATTTTGTCCATATTCACCATAAGGCTGCAATGCATCTATTAACTTAGCAGTTTTTTCTGAATGAGGTGCATTTTTATAAGATGAATCGCCTATAACATCATTTAAAGCCTTATTTGCATAATAGCCAGTAGTAAAAGAGGGAATTCCTTGAGACAGAAGATTGCCCAAAGTTTGTTTAAGGACTTGTTTTCTTCCAGGACCTACATTAAACATTTGAACCATATTACCTCTTAAAATACGCCTTGTTGTCGAAACATTGTATCGTAGCCGCTTGTCAATGGATATTTTGGTTTACTTCCAAACCCCTGAAAATTCATATTTGAAAAAACATTTCCTAAAGAAGAAAAGTCAAAATTAGATGGCCCTCTTCCTTGTTGATTTTTATATGCAAAAGGAGATGTACCAAATCCTTGATTAGCCATTTGGTTATATTGCTGAAGGTAAGATTTTAGAGCTTCAAAAGCTCTATTAGATTTTAATCCAGCAAGATTAGATTTTAATCCAGCAGCAGCGCCCCCTAAAGCTTGAGCAAATCCCGATGATGACAATGCTCCTCCTTGGGCACCCCCTGCGAATTGTTCAGCTAGTCTAGGAAGGGTTTGCTCATTGAATTCAGTTAAATAAGGCTGTTCAAAATCTTGATAGGCTAGCGAATTTGGGTCCATCCATTGTTGTAGATTACCTAACGAATTCTGAAGCCCCCCTTGCTGCATCTGAGAAAGCAATTTTAAATATTCATTAAAAATTCCTTGTTGTTGCTTATTCATAGTAGGAATTTTTTTTTGCTTATCACCACCACTAGAAAGCAATCCACCAGCAAGACTTCCGCCAGCAGAAATTAAAGCACCTAACAAGGCATCATCGATTCCAAAAACCATATAGACCTCAATTTTTTAAATATTCTGCTATTAAGGAACAGTTTGTAATAGGTGCAGCTGTTGGGTTCGTAAAATTTATGTTCACTGCATCTAAATATACATAAGGATAAACTAAAGTAAAATATATAGGTTGCGTATTTGTGCAAGAAGCGTATATTAATGCTGTTTCAAAAAGTCCAGTAATTCCATGAGGAACAGGGGCCATTACACCAGGAGCTATTGGACCTCCATTTAAATTTACAAGATCAAAGGTCGTTCTATAAACAAATCGATTTAACTGCGGATTGTTTGTTGTGTAAAATTGCTTAAATGTGGCCAATTCTTGAAGTAAATAAAGAGCGCCTTCTTTGGTATTAATCGAATCAGCATATCTTTTGAAAAATAATGATAATATTTGTTTAAAGGATGGGTCTTGAGGTTCTGGCATTTCAAATGAAATAGGAAGTTGATTAGATTGAAGAGGAATATCAGAACTAAAAGACATTTTTTCCTCCTGGCCTTACATATAATGTAAGAGCGTTTAGCTCCCATGTTTCATTGTGAGTTGTAGCATCGTTCATTTCATCATCATTATAGGTAATCTGCACGTTAATAAATTGCCCTGCAGATGTAGCAAAAAAACGATGCCAGCCATATTGTGATCCAGGAACATAATAAGGAAGCGTTAAAAATGTTTCATTTACAGTATTTCCTACTAATAAGTTACCTTGCGCTGCTGGAGATGAATTTATAAATAGATTTACTGCAAAGGTAGCCCCAGGAGTGGCATCTGTTAAAAAGTCTATATAAGAAAGTTTGAACTGGAATCCTTTATCGGAAAAAGGTGCAAAGTCTTTGGTTTGAACATTCAATTTAGGGTTTAAAATAACTTGCCCATCTCCTAAGTAAGTTACGCCACTTGCTGTAAAATCCACATTTACATAATTTGTGCCATTCCATTTTAAAATTGCAATTGTATTAATATTTATAAATCTGACTTGGAAAAAATTTTCGTTTAATCCAGGATCAGCTCCATTAAATAAAGCATCTCCTATAAAGATTATATCTCCTGTCTCAAGATTATGATTTGGGATTGTTAATTGAGCAGGGATTAGCGCAAAGTTTACTGCTGTAATTGATAAAGAAGGATCATCAGGAGTTCGATAACCATAATAGTGAATATATCCTTCTTGATTTCCAGAAACTATAAAAGGAAAAAGACTTTGTGTATCTGCATCATT